AAAGACTTAATGCTAGAAATGAAATATTTAAAGTATTACAAGATGCTCAATTAGAGTTGCAGAAAATGCAAACTGAGATCATTGTAGCTGAAGCTAAAGGTAATTGGCTGCAGAGAAGTTGGAGACCAATACTAATGCTATCATTTGGCTTTATAATAATATATACAAAATTCATATCACAGTTATCAACATACTTAGTAACACCTGTTTTAGAGCCAGAATTCTGGAGCTTATTAGAAATAGGTATTGGGGGTTATGTAATAGGTAGAAGTGGTGAAAAAATTGTAGATAAGCTAGGGCCTTTATTTAAAAAGTAAAAAGATTAAAAACAAGTAATAATAGTAATAACAGTAACCAATTAAATTAAATAAAATGGGAAAATTAACAGATGAACAATTAAAGTCTATTAAAGACGCAACAGGAAAAATGAACTCTATACTTACGGAAGTAGGATTTTTAGAGGCAAGAAAAGCAGAATACCTAGCAGCACATTTTGAAGCTGTAAAAGAATTGGATGGTATCAAAGCTGAAATCAGAGAAGAGTATGGTGACATCACTGTGAACTTAGCTGATGGTACTTATGAAGAAGCTAAGCAAGAAGAAGAAACAAAAACTCTTGAGATAGCGGAATAATGAGTTCTGTTGTAAGAAAAATAAGTATAGGTTCTGACTATAAGAATGACGCTATGCACTATTCGGTAGGGCAAAATGTTTATGGTGGACATACTATAGATTGCATATTACATGACACACAATCTAATTCTTACAGTATTTACATAAAGAAAGGAAATGAGGTGATGCCATGGAAGAAGTTTAATTCTAACATGGCAATATCCGTTGAGTATGATTTAGAATATTAAATGAGAAGTCTATACGATTTTATCGTCAAACCTATTGGCGATAGATACGATAACAAAGTAAAGCTAGGCAACGTTACATTAATACTAAACACTAAAATTGAAGACTTTAAGTCTGTAAACAATTTAGCTATAGTGGTTGAAACACCAAAAGCTTTTAAAACAAGTATAAAAAAAGGTGATATCATAGTAATACATCATAATGTATTTAGAGTTTTTTATGATATCCGAGGTAATAAGAAAAGAAGTAGATCTCATTTTAAAGATGATTTACACTTTTGTTCAGCAGATCAAATATATTTGTATAAAAACACAGGGGATTGGAAATCATTTGGAGACAGATGCTTTGTAATGCCTTTAAAAAACGAAGACACTTTAAGATCACAAAAAGAGCAAGACCTTATTGGTATATTAAAAATAGGTAATAGTTCTTTAAAAGCGCTTAATATCAATCCAGGGGACACAGTAGGGTTTACACCAGGCAGTGAATGGGATTTTATAATAGACGATCAAAGAGTTTATTGTATGAAATCTAATGATATTGTAATTAAGTATGAACACAAAAGAAACCAAAAAGAATATAATCCTAGCTGGGCAAAAAGCAGTTAAGGAACTAATTAAAGTGGCAGAGGAAAAGATCGTTGACTCAGAAGATGATTTATCAGCTGACAGACTTAAAAATGCTGCCGCAACTAAAAAATTAGCTATATTCGATGCTTTTGAAATACTTGCTAGAATAGAAGAGGAAGACGCTATGTTAAATGAAAACCCAAAAGAAGCTAAGGAAGAAAAAGCTTTTAGGGGTTTTGCAGAAGGAAGATCTAGATAATGTACGAACAAACCTTAGTAGCAGTATTAAAAGACTATATTAAACCTAAGATATTAAAAAGGTTAAACAGATATAAGAAATGGGAGTATGGTTATAACGAAGAACACGATGTAGTTGTAATCAGTAAGACCGGGCAGATAGGAGAGGTTTACGAAATACAAGGAATAAAAATAGCATTGCCAAAAAAAGATGATGTTGTTAAATTTGAAGGAGACAAGTGGAAACACATGGAATACCCAAAAGAGCTTTCAAAAATAAAATCGGTGTTTGATTGGGACGAATACCCTTCACAATTTAAAGAGAAATGGTATGACTATATTGATACAGAATTTAAAAGGCGTGAAGAAGGTTTTTGGTTTTTTAACAAAGACAAGCCTTCTTATATTACTGGCACTCACTACATGTACCTGCAGTGGTCCAAGATTGATGTTGGGGCAGCAGACTTTAGGGAGTCAAACAGATTATTCTTTATATTCTGGGAAGCTTGTAAATCAGATGTACGTTGTTACGGAATGTGCTATCTTAAGAACAGACGGTCAGGGTTTTCTTTCATGGCCTCAGGCGAAACGGTTAATCAAGCTACAATATCCACAGACTCTAGATTCGGAATTTTATCAAAGTCTGGTCCAGATGCAAAAAAGATGTTTACTGATAAAGTTGTACCCATCTCGGTTAATTATCCCTTCTTCTTCAAACCAATCCAGGACGGTATGGACAGGCCGAAGACGGAGCTCGCCTATAGAGTACCCGCATCAAAATTCACCAGAAAAAAGCTTGACACCAATGAGAAGTTACAGGAGATCACCGGCCTCGATACAACGATCGATTGGAAAAACACCGGGGACAACTCGTACGACGGTGAAAAATTAAAACTACTAGTACACGATGAAAGTGGAAAGTGGGAAAGACCTACAAACATATTAAACAACTGGAGAGTTACAAAAACCTGTTTGAGATTAGGTTCAAAAATTATAGGTAAGTGTATGATGGGTAGTACGTCAAATGCTTTAGATAAAGGTGGTGAAAACTTTAAAAAACTATACTATGACTCCGACGCAACAAAAAGAAATGCAAATGGACAAACTCGTTCGGGACTCTATAGTTTGTTCATCCCTATGGAATGGAACTACGAAGGCTACATTGATTCTTATGGATTTCCTGTATTTGAAACGCCAAAAAAACCAGCTGAAGGCCCTGACGGATCGCCAATAAAGCAAGGTGTAATTGAATACTGGACAAATGAAGTTGAAGGATTAAAAGGAGATCAGGATGGTTTAAATGAATACTATCGTCAATTTCCAAGAACAGAGCAACACGCTTTTAGAGATGAAGCAAAGCAATCACTGTTTAACTTAACAAAAATATACGAACAAATAGATTATAACGAAGACCTTAGAAATACATCGATAATAACCACTGGAAGTTTTATGTGGGAAAACGGTATAAAAGATACTAAGGTAATATTTGTACCAAATAAAAACGGTAGGTTTAACGTTAGCTGGGTACCACCTGTACAAATGCAAAACAGGGTTGTAACAAAAGGTAATACAAAATATCCCGGTAACGAACACTGTGGCGCTTTTGGGTGTGACAGTTATGATATATCAGGTACAGTTGATAAAAGAGGTTCTAATGGAGCTTTACACGGGTTAACTAAGTTTAGTATGGAGGATGTTCCACCTAACAGATTCTTTTTAGAATATATAGCTAGACCACAAACTGCTGAGATATTTTTTGAAGATGTATTAATGGCTTGCATATTTTATGGTATGCCAATACTTGCGGAAAACAATAAACCTAGATTACTGTATCATTTTAAAAGAAGAGGCTATAGGGGATACTCTATGAATAGACCTGATAAATTAAAGCTTTCCGTAACAGAAAGAGAAATAGGTGGAATACCTAATTCAAGTGAAGATATAAAACAAGCACATGCGGCAGCTATAGAAACATACATAAATACCAGAGTAGGATTACTAGAAACAGGGTATGGAAATATGTATTTTCAAAGAACATTAGAGGATTGGGCAAGATTTAATATAAACAATAGAACGAAGCATGATGCCTCTATAAGTTCAGGATTAGCATTAATGGCTTGCAATAAAAATAGATATATACCTAGAGCTAAAGTAGAATATAAAGCTATAGATTTAGGTATTAAACGATACGACAATAAAGGCGGTATGTCTAAAATAATAAAATAAATGATAATACAGACTAACACTAACAGTTCATTTCCAAGCCAGGTAGTAAGCGAGGCTGAAAAATCTAGCTTAGATTATGGTATACAAGTAGGTAGAGCTATAGAAGGAGAATGGTTTCAAGAGGGAAGAGCTGGAAATAGATACGTTCAATCTTACGCTACCTTTCATAGGTTAAGATTATACGCTAGGGGTGAACAAAGTGTTCAAAAATATAAAGATGAATTATCAATAAACGGAGACTTATCTTATCTTAATTTAGATTGGAAACCTGTTGCTGTTATATCTAAATTTGTAGATATTGTTGTTAACGGAATGGCTAACAAATCTTATGATATTACGACATTTGCACAAGATCCTTTTTCTGTTAAGAGCAGAACAGATTACGCGGCTGCTATTGAAAAAGACATGAATGCTAAACCTATGCTTGAAAATATAAAGCAAGAATTAGGGATGGATATGGCTCGAACTGGAAATTTAGAAGATCTTCCAGAAAGCAAAGAGGAATTAGATATTCACATGCAAATGACTTACAAGCAGAATGTTGAAATAGCAGAAGAAGAGGTTATTAATAATGTTTTAGCGTTTAATAAATATGATCAAACTAAAGCAAGAGTTGCTTACGATTTAGCTGTTTTAGGTATAGGAGCAGTAAAAACAAGATTTGATTTAAGCGAAGGTATTAAAATTGATTATGTTGACCCCGCTCGTATAGTTTATTCATACACGGAAGATCCAAATTTTGAAGACATATATTATGTAGGAGAAGTTAAAGCTATAAGTATTCCTGAATTAAAAAAACAATTTCCGGATATACCAGATGAAGAGCTTCAAAGAATACAAAATATGCCAGGCAATTCTCAATACGTTACTGGTTGGGCAAATTATGATCAAAACACTGTGCAGGTTATGTACTTTGAGTACAAGACTTATGTTGATCAAGTGTTTAAAATAAAGAAAACAGATCAAGGCTTAGAAAAAACATTAGAAAAACCTGACACCTTTAATCCACCAGAAAATGATAATTTTGATAGAGTATCTAGATCTATAGAAGTTTTATATACTGGAGCTAAAGTTCTTGGAAACAATTACATGCTGGAGTGGAAGATGGCAGAAAATATGACCCGACCTACCGCGGATACAACTAAAGTAAATATGAATTACTGTATATCTGCGCCTAGAATGTATAAGGGTAGAATAGAATCTTTAGTAAGTAAAATTACAGGTTTTGCTGATATGATTCAATTAACCCATTTAAAATTACAACAAGTAATGTCTAGAATAGTACCAGATGGTGTATTCTTAGATATGGATGGTTTAGCTGAAGTTGATTTAGGTAATGGAACTAATTATAATCCAGCGGAAGCATTAAATATGTATTTCCAAACTGGTTCTATTGTTGGTAGATCACTCACGCAAGATGGTGAATTAAATAGAGGTAAAGTTCCTATTCAAGAATTGTCATCGTCGTCGGGACAAGCTAAAATACAAAGTTTAATTGGTACGTATCAATATTATCTTCAAATGATAAGAGACGTAACTGGTTTAAACGAGGCAAGAGATGGTAGTGCTCCAGACAAAGATGCTTTACTTGGATTACAAAAAATGGCCGCTAACGCCTCTAACACAGCTACAAAACATTTACTAGAGTCATTATTATACTTAACAGTTAGAACTTGCGAAAACGTAAGTTTAAAAGTAGCGGATTTAATTCAAAACCCTTTAACTGAAAATTCTTTAATAAATTCCATAAGTACATTTAATGCTGAAACGTTGGAAGAACTAATGAATTTACAATTGCATGATTTTGGTATTTATATTCAATTAGAGCCTGAAGAAGAAGAAAAAGCTTTACTTGAGCAAAACATTCAAATGGCTTTGCAAACAGGAGCAATTGCTTTATCTGATGCAATAGATATACGAGAAATAAAAAATACTAAATTAGCTAATCAATTCATAAAACTAAGACAAACACAAAAAATTAAAAGAGAACAAGAGCAACAGCAAGCAAATATTCAAGCTCAAGCTCAAGCCAATGCTGAATCTGCAGAAAAAGCTGCAATGGCTGAAGTACAGAAACAACAAGCATTAACTCAGGAGAAAGTTAGTATTGAACAAGCTAAATCACAATTTGAAATACAAAGAATGCAGACAGAGGCTCAAATAAAAAGAGAGCTAATGGCTGAAGAGTTTCAATACAATATACAACTAGCTCAGGCTCAAATGGGTGCAACAAAAGCAAAAGAGCAAGAAATTGAAGATAGAAAAGATCAAAGAATAAAATTACAAGGAACACAACAATCCGAACTAATACAACAAAGACAAACAGAAGGATTACCTAAGAATTTTGAATCATCAGGTAATGATGTTCTGGGTGGTTTTGGACTAGAAGAGTTTGGCCCTAGTTAAAATTGCAAACAATTATTTAATTATATTATATTATGTCAGAAACAAAAACAAATGAACCTGTTAAGCAGGAAGGAGACTTTAGTTTAAAAGGAAAATCCAAAAGACCAAAACAATTATCAAACAAAGCGCCTGAAATAGTAAAGGTTAATATTAAAGAACCTTTAGTAAATTTAGAGCCAGATGTAACAAAAGTTGTTATATCTAAAGACGAATTAAAACAAGAAGCGAATGCCATTCAAGAGCAAAGCACAGAGAGCGGCGTGTTACATACAGAACAACCCAAAGTGGGATTGCAAGAAGTGGGACAAGGAAACTCAGGGCCCATTGAAGATGTTAAAGAAGATTTGCCGCTGCAAGAAATAACTGAAGAAGTAAAGCAAGTAGTTCAAGAAGCAAAAGAAGCAGTAAGAGATGAAAAAATTTTAGGTAAGCCTTTACCAGAAAACGTTGAAAAGCTAGTTGCTTTTATGGAAGATACTGGAGGAACTGTTGAAGACTACGTTAGACTAAATGCAGACTATTCTTCTGTTGATGATAAAACACTATTAAAAGAATACTATAAAAAAACAAAACCTTATTTAGAATCGGATGACGTTAGCCTACTATTAGAAGACTACGATTACGATGAAGACA